AAGTTAATAATATTAGAGTCAGTACTGAATGACTTTGGTTGGAGTAGAGAAGCTAGGGTTGAGTTGTTAGGTACATTGATGGAAACCGATATTGTTAAGAATAAAGATAGTGGTAACATTTATACAGTACAAAATGTTAATAAAGATAAACATGTATTAGTAAAGAAAGATGCTTCTGATGCTGAGATTGCCAAAGTAACAAAGAAAAAGGTAGATAAAGAAAAAGGTGGTAAAGAGCCAGAAGATAAACAAAAAGAAAAAATTGATTATTGGTCTGATTTAGATAAGTTAGGAGAAAAAGAGAGAGAAATAAGAAAGGCTCAGTACTTAGAACAGCAACTTGATTTCCTATCTATAGAAAATTCTATACCATCAGGTAAAGGTAGATTTAGACTATCACCTGACGATGTAAATGATTATAGAAAATATTTGAGCGATTTATCCACTCCTGAAAAAAGAGAGAGGTGGATGAAAAAGCAGACGAAAGAGAATGAAAGACGAATAAAAGAATTTGGAGAGATATCAAAGGAAGATGTAGATGATTTTATAGAGGTTCTTAGAGATAAGTTAGGTTCTAAAGAGTTTACTAGAGTTAGAAATAGTGTAATGAAAAAGGGAGATCCTCCAAAAGACTTAGTAAATG